TACGAAAAGCCAATGTATGATTGGATAGAGGCATACAAGAAAGAGAATAGAATACTTAAAGCTGACTTTCGGTGGGAGGAGATTCCCTTCGAAGTAATGAAAACATACGCAGCTATGGACGCATTAGTTACCTTTAAAGTATACGAGAAATTTGTAAAGATTAAGCAGAATGAAAAACTTGCTTGGGTATATAAGAACTTATTGTTACCTGGTACCAGGTTTTTACTTACTACCCAAGAAAACGGTGTTCCTTTCGACAAAGAAAGACTAGTAGTTGCTCAGGATTTGATGCAGCAAAACATTGACGAAGCTATCAAACAGATGTATGATGACTTTGATATAGAAAGATTTGAGAAATTAAATGGTAAACCTTTTAACCCTAATAGCACTGTTCAACTTCGCAGCCTTTTGTTTGATTTTATTGGCCTTACTCCTACTGGTAAGAAAACTGGAACGGGCCAACAGTCAACAGACTCAGAAGTCCTTACTGAACTTGCAGAAAAATCTAAACTTCCCGAACATATCTTGGCAATCCGTCAAAAATCCAAAATTAAAAATACTTATTTGGACAAAATCATACCGCAGTTGGATAAAGATGTGCGTCTCAGGACTTCTTTTAACCTCCATTCTACTACTTCTGGTCGTCTTAGCAGCAGCGGTAAGTTAAATATGCAGCAAATTCCTCGTGACAATCCTATTGTCAAAGGATGTATACGAGCCTCAACGGGGTCGCAGATAGTCGCAATGGATTTAACAACAGCAGAAGTATATGTGGCAGCTAAGTTAGCAAACGATGAGTCTCTCATGAATGTATTTAGAGAAGGTGGAAATTTCCACAGTACGATTGCTAAGACAGTATTTAAATTACCCTGCAAAGCATCAGAAGTGGCCGAGCTATACCCCTACAAAAGACAAGCTGCCAAGGCAGTAACTTTTGGAATCATGTATGGAGCCGGGCCACATAAAATAAGTCAACAAGTTACAAAGGATTCTGGAAAGTATTTCAGTGTCCAAGAAGCGTCTGAAGTTATACACGATTATTTTAAATCATTCCATAAGTTAAAAGCATGGATTGAAAAGAATCAAAGATTTATAGAAGCTAATGGCTTTGTGTATAGTTTTTTCGGCCGCAAACGGAGATTACCAAATGTTAAAAGTGAAGATAAGGCTATTAGAAGCCATACAGTTAGGAGCGGTCTTAATTTTCTGGTGCAGTCTACTGCTTCTGATATTAACCTCCTCGGCGCAATAGAGATGGATAACCACATTAAAGCAAACAATATGGAAGCTAGAATATTTGCTTTAGTACATGACTCCATATTAGCCGAAGTGCCCGATGGAGAACTAGATACATATATGGATTATCTACAGCACTATATTCAAAGAGATCGAGGATTATCTATTTCAGACGCTCCTATAGGATGTGATTTTGAAGTAGGAGATGACTATTCAATGGGTAAGTTTGATAAACAGTATGGAGACTATATGAATGATAGTTACATACAAGAACCTAGCTAAAGTAAGTTTTCCAGTATTCATTCTACCATCAAGTAACTGGGACTCAACAGACGGACTACTGTACCTAGACGGAGAGTTGGTAGACGATAGAAATATGTCAGGGACGACATTAGGGCAAAGAAGGCTTCAAACACCTCACAAAGGGCTTCTACCTTTAAAAAAATCAGTAAATAATATAATTGGTATTATAAAACAACCCTCTTTTTGTTTTATAGATAGTAATGGTATGCCTTTTATATATCAAAAAACTAAAATGTTATCTTTAAGGTATAGAAAGATAAAAAAAATAGAAAGGAAAACTACCGCTTCTCTGATTTGGATAGAGAACTGGAAGCCTCCTTTCACTATACCTAGACCTCCTGAGCCAGAGATGTTATGGGCAGGAGTACTATTTCTACGAGAATATCCTTGGATAATTTATGAGTATTCTGAAACTAAAAAGAAAGATACTCGAAGGAAAATATGAAAGCTGTACTAAGTAATAGGATTTATTTAGATGTAACTCCAGAAGTTCAAGATGAATTAGATCAAGAGCTTACATATGTAGTACCTCCAAAAAACCCAAAGGACCTGGTTCCACAGGTAATAAAAAACATGGCCGTTGTGCGTCCCGGTATAGTCACTATTCCTATAGGGCGCACTGATTTGATTCCACACGACTATGAGATCGTAGATAAGAGAGTAGTAAAACCAGAAGAATTTCCTGAGTTCAAATTCGATTTAAGAGAAAGCCAACAAAAAGTGCATGATACAATAGAAGATAACTGTATCATAAACGCATGGGTTAGTTGGGGTAAAACTTTTACTGCATTGTCTATAGCGGGTAAGTTAGGGCAAAAAACTTTAGTAGTAGTTCATACCATCTCTCTAAGAAATCAATGGGCAAAGGAAGTAGAAAAAGTATTTGGGATTAAACCTGGAATTATTGGTAGTGGACATTTTGATCTTGATAGTCCTATTGTGATAGGGAATATTCAAACTCTATATAGAAATATAGATAAAATTCGTAAAGAGTTTGGAACTGTCATCCTAGATGAAATGCATCACGTTAGTAGTCCTACATTTTCTCGAATATTAGACACGAATTACTGTAGATATAAAATAGGTTTATCAGGTACTATAGAACGAAAAGACGGAAAACACGTTGTCTTTAGAGACTACTTTAGCCCGAATGTTCTTAAACCACCTAAAGAAAATTTCATGTCCCCAGTAGTAAATGTATACCATTCTAACATAAGATTTCTAGATGGCGCAAGAATACCTTGGGCTAATAGAGTTACAAATCTAGCAACTAATGAAGAGTATAGACATACAGTAGCAATGTTAGCCGCTGGTTATGCTCACAAGGGGCATAAGATTTTAGTAGTTAGTGATAGAGTGGCATTTCTAAAAAGATGTGCGGAACTCACAGGGGATAAAGCCATCTGTGTTACAGGTGAAATCCCACATGAAGAACGAGAAGAGTTAATAAACGAACTTCGATTTGGAAATAAAAACGTACTATACGGGACTCAAGCAATTTTTTCAGAAGGGATTTCTATCAATGAATTAAGTTGTTTAATCCTAGGTACACCTATTAATAATGAACCTTTATTAACCCAGTTAATTGGTCGAATTATTAGAAAAGAAGAAGATAAACTAACCCCTGTAATTATTGACATTCACCTCAATGGGGATACTGCCAGAAGGCAGGCGTCTAATAGAGTTGGATACTACATGAAACAAGGGTATGAAATAAAAGAGCTTTAAAAAATAGTTCTTGACATTCACCTTAAAGGTTGATATAATATATGCTGTTCTATAATTGGCAAAAAATATATGACATATCTGAAGGTAACGTAGTAGAGATATTCAAAATATTTGAAATGGTTGCTAAGAATCTAGTACCTAGAAACAGAAAAGATGTTTTATATAAGTATAAAAAACATGATTTTGTAGGAACAAGTTTCTTAGTGCATCCAGATGTCTTATTATTCAACTCGTACAAACATTCCTATAAGGATATAGCAACTTACTTGGCCGCTGCTTCGATTAGAAGTGTATCTGAGTATCTTGCTCACGAAACCACAACATTAGAGTTATTGCACGTTCCATTTGCAAACCATCTTGTTGACAATATTAACAACAATAGTCTACTTCGTATTGATGATTATAATTTGATTCATTTTCTATACGAAGAAGTCCCTACGGAGAAACATTAAAAATGGCGATTTCATTTAACCAGCAGAAGGGCTCTGCTCAAAAAAGCTCAATCGAAAGTTTTACCTATCGAGACGGAGATAACAAAGTCCGTGTCGTAGGTGATATCCTAGCCAGATACGTTTACTGGATAGAAGGAACCAATGGTAAAAACATACCTCTTGAATGTTTATCATTTGATAGAGATTCAGAGCGTTTTAACAACAAAGAAAAGGACTGGGTACGTGAGTACTATCCTGATCTCAAGTGTGGCTGGAGCTATGCTACACAATGCATCGACCCTGCTGACGGCAAGGTTAAAGTTCTAAATCTTAAAAAGAAGTTGTGGGAACAAATTATGATTGCCGCAGAAGATTTAGGTGACCCTACTGATGTAGACAATGGTTGGGATATTTGCTTTAAGCGAGTAAAGACCGGCCCATTAGCTTACAATGTAGAATACCAACTACAAGTACTAAAGTGTAAGCCTCGTGCGTTAACCGAAGACGAAATGGCATCTATTGCAGATCTCAAGTCTATGGATGACGTTATGGCACGACCAACTCCAGATGCTCAAAAAGAGCTTCTAGATACGGTTAGAAAGGCTACAGTTGGTGAAGTAGATGATAGTCTCGAAGCAGAATTTGATGTGGCATGATACTATTCACAGCCGATTGGCATATAAAGCTAGGCCAGAAAAATGTCCCTGTAAAGTGGGCATTAAATCGGTATGAGCTATTTTTTGAAGCAATAAGAGAACAAGAAAAAACCTGTTCTATGCATATCATTGGAGGTGACCTATTCGATAGGTTGCCTACTATGGTAGAGTTAGAGCTTTACTTTTCTTTTATATCTAAAGTTCAAAGACCCACTATAATTTTTGACGGTAATCATGAAGCCACAAAAAAGAATAAAACCTTTTTTACTCAGCTAAAAGAAGTTACTAGAAGTATAAATCCTTTAGTCAGTGTTATTGACATATCTTATGAAGATAAGGATTTAGGCTTTAGTATACTTCCGTATGCAGAACTTCATAAGCCTAATAGTATAGAAAAGTTCAATCCTGATTGGCCTTTGTTTACTCATGTGAGGGGTGAAATACCCCCTCATGTGAAACCAGAAGTTGATCTACATAGATTCGATCCGTTTCCAGTAGTATTCGCAGGAGACTTACACGCCCACAGCAATACACAAAGAAACATTGTTTATCCAGGCAGTCCAATGACTACCTCTTTCCATAGAACCGAAGTCTCAACGGGGTTTTTACTCATCGCTGAGAACACTTGGGATTGGATGTGGGAGCCTTTTGACTTACCTCAACTAATAAGAAAAACTGTAAAAAGTGCTGAAGAGATGATTCCTACAGATTATCACCATACTATCTATGAGATAGAGGGAGATATTCAACAGCTGGCATCAATTAAAAACTCAGAATTACTAGATAAAAAAGTAGTAAAGAGAAATTCTGAAGCTGCTCTTCTAATAGATAAAGACATGACATTAGAAGAAGAGTTGATTGAATATCTAAATTATATACTAGAAATAGACCCTAACAACGTATCAGAAATCATAGGAACATTTAATGATTACTCTAAAAAGGCTCAAATGGAATAATTGCTTCAGCTACGGTGATAATAATGAACTTGATTTAGATAGTAGTAATGTTACCCAAATAATTGGTAAAAATGGTATGGGAAAATCTTCCATACCATTAATTATTGAAGAAGTATTATATAATAAAAATTCGAAAGGAATAAAAAAAGCTGATATTCCTAATAGATATATTAATGATGGATATGACATTCATCTAACTTTTACTAAGGAAGACGTTTTATACGAAGTGATTGTGATTAGAAAAGCAAGTATAAAAGTGAAGCTCCTTAAAGACGGAGAAGACATCTCCAGCCACACCGCTACAAATACCTACAAGACCTTGCAAGATATATTAGGTATAGATTTCAAAACATTCAGTCAATTAGTCTATCAGAACACTAATAGTAGTTTACAATTTTTAACTGCTACGGACACTAATAGAAAAAAGTTTTTAATTGATTTATTACATTTGGAAGAATATGTAGTGCTGTTTGAGGTTTTTAAAGAAGCCTCAAGACAGATAAATGCTACAATAAGCGAGGTAAATGCGACCATAGCAACGATAGAAAAATGGTTACATGACAATAAATTGGAGAGTACTACCATACTTCCGATGTTAAATTTAGAAATTGACACGACTGAAGATGAAGAGATTTTAAGGTCTTTATTATTAGAGTTTGAAAATATCTCGGAAAAAAATAAAAAAATAAAAAATAATAATAGTTATAAAGACTTATTTAAACAGATAAATATTAATAAAGTTAATGAAATAGATGCCAGTGAGTTACTATCCTACGATAGTTTACAAACTGAAGATGGAAGTATAAAAGCCTCCATTAATAGTTCTAATAAACTATTAGAAAAGTTATTAAGGCTTGGGGACAAGTGCCCCACCTGTGAA